CAGCGGCAGGGCCTCGTCATATCGCAGGTCCAGACGGTTGAATGCCTGGAACGGCCCCAGGACCATCGCCCGGAAGCACAGCGGGGTGTATTCCCGATAGGCTCCCTTGTCTGGCAGAAGGTTCACCCCCCAATAGCGGATGTCCAGGTCCTCGGCCAGCATGAAGCCAGCATCGCAAAACTCTTGAACCTCGTCGGCATCCAGGCGCTTCTGTTTCTGCTGATCCCATCGTGCCATGCCATCCATGTCGTCGTCGAACATCACGACCTGATCGGCATCGGCATGGTCCAGGATGTAATTGCGAATGCGGGCGACACTGCCCTGGGCATGATCTGGCACGATCCAGCAGTCGTGACCCTCCCGCAGATAGTCCTCGGCCTCGAACTCTGCCACAACATAGCGAACGAACGGCAGGTATGCCTGGGTCTTGACCCCCTTGGCCCGCTTATAGGACGGCGAGAAGTATGTGATGCTCATGCCTTGCTCTGCCCCTTGAGGTATTCGGCTCCGTTGATCACCCGACCGATGCCCTTGCTCAAGGGCTTGCCATTTGCCCACCTGGAGTGGACCGATTTCAGGTCGAAGTGGGTTTTGGCGGCAAGCCAGTCGAGTTCGTTGTCGAAGTATAATACCACGTAATTGTGCGCCTCGCCTACCTCCTCCGAAAATTCGATTTCCCCGGCCACCTCGTCCTTGATGTCATCCCCCAGGATTTTGGCAAGTTCGTTCTCGTCGAAGCCTGTCATGGCCAGATCATAGTCGTCGTTCTGCATGTCCAGGATTTCTCGCAGCAGGGCCTTCTCGTTCCACCCGGCTTCCTCGGCCACCCGGTTGTCGAACATTACATAGGCACGGCGCTGATTGTCGTTGAGGTGGGATGCCTCGATCACGGGCACCTCGTCCATCCCCAGGAGTTCCGCCGCCATGATGCGGCCATGTCCGGCCAGGATGCCATTGTCCCCATCGGTCACAATGGGGTTCAGGAAGCCAAATTCCTCGATGCCCTTGGCCAGTTTCTGGATTTGCTTCTCGCTATGCGTCCGCGAGTTGCGGGCATAGGGTATCAGATCGGCGACAGCCACCATGCGGATGTTCGCGGTGAACGGTTTTTTTTTGCTCATAGGTTCCCCCTCTCGGCAATGGCCTCGACCGGACGGTCGGGCTGGTCTTGGTATTTCCCTGATCCATACCGGGCTGGGGTCTCCAGGCGGTGAAAGATTGCCTGGGCGATCCCTGCGCCGGCCGGAATGTGCAGAGGCTTCCACCCGTGATAGACCAGTTCCAGGGTCAGCCACCCGCGCCACCCCGGTTCGATCACGGTGTTGAACACCGAAAGCCCTCGCCGCGCCCAGGTGCTCTTGTCGTGGACGATGGCCACCAGGTCCTCGGGCACGTCGAACCGCTCGACGGTGCTGGCCAGACGGAACCGCCGAAAGCCGTGAAGGGTGACTGCCTGCTTGATCCGCAGATCATATCCGGCCTCGGCCAACCCATAGCTGACCCCATGTTCCCGCAGCTTCATCGAAACCATGGGCGACATCGGGCGAGCCTCGAACAGTTTGCGCCCGTTGACGATCACTTGGTCCTCCGCGCTGGGCAGTCGCGCCCCTGATTGCAGTTGTGATTGCAGGGCGGGCAGGTGTCAGGCATAGGCATCCTCCATCAATCCGCAGGTGTTTCGCGTTGCTTTGCGCAGAGCGTGTGGTGCAGGAACCCGACAAGGCCAATGGCTTCTTGCAGGTCTCTGGTCGCATATGTCGTGAATGTAGCGTGACCTGTAAGGCTCCCGGCTATTGCCACCGACCGCATCCGTCCCGACTTGGCCAGTTCAAGAGCATCCTCCAGAGCCGCGACAGTATCCTCATCGGGCATCTCGTTGGCATTTCGCAGACGCTTGACCAGATCGTTGCTCATGTTCTCTCCCCCGTTATCAGGTAGATTGCCTTGCTGTCCGCCGCGCAGGACGGGCAGCACATGCCCTTGACGATCTTGCTCAGTCGGCTGACCTCGATAGGCATGTAAAGCCAGATCCACTCGTGACCGCAGTCACCACAGCGAACCCATTGCGGTGATCGACCCTCAGCCATCGGGCAGCGCCTCAGATACCCTACCGATGTTCACCCCGAAGTGGATCGCCACATGCTGCAAAGGCACGTTGGGGTTTGTCTGCACGTATTCCCTGATCTGGGCTTTGAGTTCCGGTGTCGATCGAGCGGAATGCACTGCCGCGCGCCTTGGGCGGCGCTGATCCCGCCACAGAAGTGGCAGGATTTCGCTGATCGCCTGAGCATACTCGGTATGTCCATCGGCCTCGGCGGACCGTTGGAGGTCCGACAGCATCTTGCGGGCTTTCGGGATGTTGCTCATGGCTTCACCCCTTCGATGTGGAACTGTGAACCGTCCTCGCTGACCTGGATGCCCAGACCGGGCCGGAAGCCCATGGTCGGCGCACCATCATGCCACCCGATATGCAGCACCCCAGCAGGCAGGCGTTTCATCATGTCCACGATTGCCGCCTTTTCCTCGATCTGGCGGCACCAGTCCAGGATTTCGCCAATGTCATCCATCAGCTTGTCCGGGGTCTCGGCGATCACGTTGACCAGTTCCTCGCGGGTCCATCCGGTGAGTTCCTTGGCGATCCGCATCGCGTCCTCGATCTCGGCGGGCCGTTCCGCCTTGAGCACCTCAGTCATTCGAAAGCCCTCCGCCAGTCCAGAACCTCGACGGTCTGGTTGTCCACGTCGATCCGCAGGTGGATGTTGTTGTCGGCCACAGTCACGGGCGAGGCCATGAAGCCCGTCACGCCATCCTGGACCTGGAGCCAGGTCTCATATGTCCGGCTGTCCGGTTCCAGATCGAAGTCGTGCTGCCGATTGTTCTTGTTGCGTCGTCCGGTTTCGGCCCACCGCTCCGGTATCCACTCGTCATCGACGAGCACAGCACCGTGGATCGGCTGATCCCCTCCGGCATCGTCAGCGTAAATCCGCACCGCGAACCCTCCGCTGGTCCTCTTTTGCCACTTCCGCATCAGTTTCCCCTTTCTGGTCTGAGTTTGGGCCTCAGCGACTTGGCTGGGGCCAGTGGTGGTTGGTCGATGTAGAAAACATGGCTCCCGATCTGGCCGACCGGGGTCATGTGATCCGCCCAGGCGGGCGAAACGCTGGTGGTGTGATAGTGGGTCGCCTCGACCCCCAGACCCATGCCTGCCTCGGCATCCCGCGCGGCCTCCAGAGCGACAGCCCAGGCCACCATGTCGGTCGGCCTATCGCTTCGACCATCGCACCAGAAGCCGAACTGGCAGCCCCATGCCTCCGGGCCACGATCCTCGCGCATGACCGAGCAAGCATCCCCAGGGAAAGCCGCATCCTGGATCCTGTTCACGACCACCTCGGCGACCGCAAGCTGTCCGTCATACGGCTCGCCACGGGCCTCGTGATATACCGTCAGGGCAATGCAAGTGAGTGATGTCAGGATCATTTCAACATCCGCCATAGTTCTGCCACCCGATCCTTGAGTTGATCCCTGGCATTTGCCGGGTAGCTGTTTATGAAGTCTCGTCGCGCTTGCAGGGTCGGAAGCTGGACCGCGTGTTGCGCGGCGCTCTCGATCCACTGATCCCGACACGCCTTGCCATAGGCATCGCGGGTCTTTTTGTCCGGTAGGTAGACCAGGCGCATGCCGACCGGATCACCAGGACGCCAGGGCTGCATGTCGTGTTTCATGGCGTCACCTTGCGATGCTTGATTGCCACGTAGGCGAACTTGCCGTCATGCCTGACCTGAGCCAAGCTGACCAGTCCAGCCTCTGCCATGGCAAGGGCCTGCGCCTTGAACGGTCCGGAGCAATGTTCCCCGATGCGGTAGACGATCACCCCACCAGGATCAGCCTGCCCGATCCACTTGCGCAGCGCATCCTGATCCCGGCTTTTCGATATGTCCGGCGCTCCGGTTATGTCGATCTTGCAAGTCATTGTTTTTCCTTGTTAAAACGGTATTTCATCCTCGAGGTCATCACGACCGCCGCTATAGCCGCCATCCTGCCCCTGGCCGTATCCATCGTTACGCGAGCCAGAGCCACCGTCTTGGCGGTCCTGCGAGCCGCCCATGAACGTCAATTCCTGCACCGAAAGGGTCAGCGACCCCTTCCCCTCGTAGACGTTCACCCCAGGGCGACCGGAAAGCACAAGCTTGGTGCCCTTGGTGATATACCGTTCAAGGCTCTCGGCCCGCTTCCCCCAGATCGAGCAGTTGATCCAGGACGGGTCGCGCTGCGTTCCGTTCTTGTCCTTCCCCATATCCACGGCCAGGGGAAAGCCCAGCACCGCATCACCAGCCTGGGTGCGCCGAAGCACGGCATCCCGACCCACGTTTCCTGCAATCGTCATGTTCAGCATGTTCAGTCCTCTTTCTGCTGCTGGGGCCAGTCCGCTGGCCTCCACCCGTCCAGGTATGCCTGGATCAGTCGTGCGGCGCGGGGCGGCAGGTCCCTGGAACTTTTCTTGTCCGGGGCCATTTCCATCCGCCGGATCGACAGCGGATCACTGTCGAGCATCGCGGCCATTTCCTTCTGCGTGAGGCCCAGCGCGTGCCGGGCCCCTTTCAGTTCCATGTGGTTCATGCACTCAGCCTCTCATATGCCTGCCAGTCCTCGTAGCGGATCGCGTCACCATCCCACATCGGTCCAGCGAAGCCATCGAACTTGGGCTGTCCCTGGAGTTCCTGGCGGCGCGATGCGCTGGTCTCGTCCCCGGTGTGCTTGCGCCCCCGGGCTTCCATCCAGGCGAAAATGTCGGTGGTGGTGTCCGATGTCATGCGGCCCTCGATGCTGTAGACGATCCGGTAAGGCATCTGGCGCTCGACCTCGAACTGGCTGTCCCGAAGCGCGAAACTGACCACGGCACCGTCCGTCTTGATGTCCACGGTAAAAATTTCGACATCGCCGAAGCGATGCGCTTCGCGGATCACGGCGGTCTTGCCGTGGTAGAAACTTGCGGGATCGTTGATCCGAACTGCGGTGTTGATCTCGAACATGGCATTTCCTCCTTGCCAAAGCGGGGCATCTTGCCCCAGTGGGTGGGGGCCTAAGCCCCCGGTTTCAGCTATTCAGCCATTCGTCATATGTCTTGAGCGGTGCACCGCCACGAGTGATGTCTCCACCTTTGCCATCGTTCGCGCAGTGAAGGTAAATCTGGTATTCAGCGTCATTGCTGCCACGGTAACAGGTTTGCGTTACCTGGGGCGCAAGCGATCCGTCTTTGTTGATCCCGGTGTTCATCGTCTTTCCTCCGATCTGGGCGAGGCCCTATGCCTCTCGATAGCTTGAGCATAGGGACAAAATGCCCTGCGCTCAAGTCGTTTTTTCACGTTATCCCGAAAAAAATCAGTTCACCATCTCGGGCGCGGAATGGGTCGGCGCTGGGGTCGCAGCGCGATAGAACGGCTTGCCCATCCCATCCTTGCCAGCCTCGACCAGCAGACCCTGTTTCTTGGCCAGGCGGATCGCGGCGGAAACGGTATTGCTCCGACCCATCACGGGTTGCCACATGAACGGGTAGATGTCCGATCCGGCACGCGCTGCCTTGACCATTTCGAGCATCATTACTTCGGTCTTGCTGTTCATCTGTCCGACCCTCACACCATGTCCACGCATTCGATCACGAAGTCCACGCCCTTGGCAACGGTGCGGGCGAAGTGATCACGGCTCGACGTTCCCACCAGGACCATGCGGGTCAGCAGGCCACGATGGGTCGAGTTGGTATCGACCACATACATGTGGCCGTCCGAGTGAAGGATCAGCGAGCGGCCCTCGGTGCCGTGGGCGACCATCTGGCAGGTGTGGGGCTTGAAGTGGGGGTTGTTCATGGTTCCGATCTCCTGTTGAGCGAGGCTCATTGCCTCCCGACGCGCTTAGTTATCGGGGCGCAATGCCCTGCTCACAAGTCGTTGTTTTCAGCATCCGTGAACTTTTTTGGGCGATACCCGACAGCAGCCATGATCTCGGCGGCTCTCTCGGGGCTCATGCGTTCCCGGCGTTCCTCGATCTGGAGCGGCATGGTTCCATCATCGAACCGCCGGATCGCGGCGCGGGCGACGAACAGCGGCCCGAGTTCTTTCCTCGATCTCTCCCCAATGTCCCCAGGCAAGGGTTTCTTGCGCCGATCTGGATTGTCCGACCCCATCCACCACCGAACCGCATTGGCGATGGCCCAGGCTGGATAGTCGGCCAGTTCCCTGCGCCAGTCATCGGCAATCGCAGCCATGACCTGATCTGTGACGTTCCCGGCGTAATACTGCGCCAGGAGCGATGCCACGCGCCCGGTGATCCATTTGCCAGTGGCAGGCTCGCTCAGACGGTCAACCGCTTCCTGGAGCAGATCGCGGTCATTCATCGAGGCTATCGGCGTATCGAGCAAAGCCCGCCATGAGCGCGTCATGTCCTCCGCGATTTCCGGCGGGACGTGCTTTGGCAAACTTGCGAGCATTTCCGAGCCAAGTGCGCCAAGCGGCGTTCCAGTCCTTGAAGGTGGTGCCACGAGCGAGGTGGTAGTCCCGGAAGGCTTCGGCTTCTGATCTGATCTCTGCATCGGTAAATCCCCTGTTGTATGCGTCCTCGATGTTCTCCTGTGAAGGCACCCAGCCATCAGGTAAAGCAACCGCCCTCGATCTGGGTTTCGGGGCCTCGGCCCCAAATAAGTCATCTGGTTTAGTATCTGGTTTACTATTTGGTATTGCTTCGCCCTCAGGGGCAGAACCATTTGCCCCTGAGGGCAAATCGACTTGCCCTGTAGGGCAATACCACTTGGTCCGATCATATCCGGCCTTGTTAAAGGTTCCCGACATGATTAGTCCCTCGTCCTCCAGCCGATCCAGGGCAGTCCTGATCTGCTTCTGGGTCAGATAGGGGAACAGCGCATCGAACGCCTTGATGCTGTTGTAGGTCCAGTGCCGACCATCGTGGAAATGCCTGCCGTTGGCTGCGTTTTTCTGGGTCCACCAGGCGATGTTCTGGTAGAGCACCGCAGCGTTCACGCCGACGCGCTGCGCTATGTCTGGATCGAAGCTGTGCATGTGTTCTCCTTGTCATGCCCGCGCACGACTGGTAGAACAGTCATGCTTGTCGGGGGTTTCGTCATGCCTGCGAGCGAGTGACGGGTTCACCTCTTTCTGCCGTCATTCACAAAACTGCTGGCGCGGGTCGAGCATGGGGCAGCGCTCCCCGCGCCATCTTTTTATCAGCCGGAATGCCGCATGTCGATCTCGCTCCGGCTTCTTGCACTGATCTTGTAGATGCCATTCCGCATGATCACGTCCCCATCGTCATCCATCTGGATCAGTAGATCCTGCGTTTCCCTGGGCGACCAGCCGAAGCACTGGGCCAGTTCATCGGCATTCGCGGTTGGCACCATCGTCAGGTAGGTCAGGACTTGCTTGCGGGTCGGTTTACGGTGCTCGGTCATTCTCGGTCAGTATCCACTTGATGCAGGGTTTCCCCCATTTCGTCATCCCGCGACGGCCACTGTCCCGCACAAGCCCCTTTTCTTGCAATTCGCTCAGTCGGGGCTGGACGGAACCATAAGGCCGCTCCAGGGCCTCGGCGATTTCCTCCGTGGTCATAGCACGTTTCTGATCCTGGAGCACCAGGACCACCGCCCAGCGCAGGTTTGGCGCTCGATACTTCTGCGCCTCGGCTGCGCCCTTGCTGGTGTCCGTCCGGCGATAGCCGACACCTTCGTCAGTGAATGGCATCCGTCTCCCCTCCATGCTTCTGCGCCAGCGCCACGACCGTTTCCAGCATGGCGCTGGCATCCAGGGCATCCCCTCCGACAAGTCGGGCCAGGAACCCGTGTTCCGTTTCGATTTCCTCGAACCCGACCACGCTCATGCGCCACCCATTGGGCAGAGCCGCGTTCATCAGGTCCCGGAACTGTTCCAGGTGCACCGAAGCCTCGGCCACCACCTCGATCCGCTTGCGTTCATCCATCGGCAAGCGCACGGCCAGCAGCCTTGCCCTCCGATGTCACGGTCCAGTATTCCCCCTGTGTGTCCGCCAGGAACGGCAGGCCGGCCACCTCGAAGTCGTCACACCGTTGGACCCATCCGACCCGCTCCAGGCTAAGCACCTGGGTGCCATGCAGCCCGATCTGGCAAGCCGCGAACGGCTCACCCGACAGAAAGCCCGCCGATCTGATCTTGCGGATCGACCGGGCCCGCGATTTCGTCATCTTAGCCACCATAGCCCAGCGCCTCCTTGTAGAGTTCCAGCACCGCCTGTTCCTCGGCGACATCATCCGCGCTGCGCTTGCGCTCGGCGATCAGCTTTCGGATCACCTTGGTGTCGTAGCCGCGGCCTTTGGCTTCGGCCATGACCTCTTTCTGCTGATCGGCGATGTCCTTTTTCTCGGCCTCCAGGTGCTCGTAACGCTCGATAAACTGGCGCAGTTCGTCGGCAGTCACGGCGAAGGCATTGTCGCGCATCTTGTCGAACTCGGGGTCGGCTTTAAGCATTGGTCAGGTCCTCCTGTTTGACGAACACGCAGTCGATCATCTTTCCCTTGCGATCCTTGATCTCGTTCCAGGCCGCTTCGATGCAGTCCTCGATCATCACGCCATGCTGCGCTGACAGGATCGTCAGCACGACCACCGCGTCCCCGATCCCGTCGATCACGCGGTCCTGATCCTTGCGGGCGATCCCGGCGGCAAGTTCCCCGATTTCCTCGACCAGCTTTCCAAGCTGCTTGTCGGGGTTCGATCCCTCGATCAAGTTTCGATCCTCGGCCCATTGCCGTATGTGTCCAAACATTCTGTTTCCTCTCATGTGAAGTTGAGCATCTGCTCGATGGCGCGTTCCATATCAGCGTCAGTCCAGTTCTCCAGGAACTCGGCCAGGATCACGTCGAGCACATCGCTGTAGAGTTTCTCGAAGTCGTCCTGGTCCATCTTGTTCCAGGATATGCTTTTCGGTTCCGCCTTGATCTGACCATTCGGCAAGAGTTCGACGGTGTAATGCCCCCCCTTGACGGTGACATATTTGCGGAACGCCTCGAAGTTGGTCCGAACCCGTCCCCACTTGGTTTCGATCTCGGGCCACTCATGGTTCTCATAGGCCACGTTGAGCATGGCGAAGAACTTGCGGTGAAAGCCCAGGTTCCGGGGCAGCACCACATCAATCGCCACAGCGCGGCCGACCTTCACCTTGTCGAGCCAGTCCCGGGCATCCTGATCCCAGGGGACAAGCCCGACCGAGGTCTTGGTGAAGTTGAGCCGGGGCATCAGCCACCCCCTGCCATGGTCCAGTGATCGACCATCACCGAGCGGGCTTCCTGGACCTCGATGCCGAGTTCCTTGGCGGTCAGTTCCAGGATGTGCCGGGGGCTGACATTGGCCAGCCCTCCGTTCTCGTCCTCCAGGCGCTCGTAGGTTTCGACGATCCGGCGGCGATCCATTAAAACGCCTCCTTGTCAGTCCACTGCTTCACCCCGTCGATGTCGGCAGCCTTGTGGTTTTTAGCCACGTATTCCTCAACGAAAGCGGTCACCGCATCCCGATTGTTCCGGGCGATCCAGTGAAGCGCGGCCCGGTGATCCTCGATCTCGTAACGGTGAACGGTTCGCATCCCCTTCACCTTGTCTTTCTGCCGGGCTGATGCTTCCTCGGCAGCACGCTGGGCTTCCTCGGCCTTCCTGGCGGCTTCCCGCTGGGCTTCGATGTCCGATGCCTGGGCAGCACGGGCTGCGTCCTCGGCCTCCCGCTTAGCTTTCTCCGCAGCTTCCCAGGCGGCGCGGCGCTGTGCCTCTTTCTCCGCAGCCAGCTTGCGCTTGAACGGGTCTTGGCAAGCGATCAGTCCCTTGATCATCCGGTCCAGATCATCCTGGGTCGGCTTCCAGCGGGCGACCTCTGCTTTCCACGCCTCATGCAGGGGCCTGGTGCTTTCGTCTCGCGCTGTGTTCAGGTCTTTCAGGGCCTGCTTGATCGTTTTCAGCAGGGCATCGGTGGCCTTGAGTTGGTCCTCGTTCTCGATGGGTTCACCATCCAGCCAGTTTTGCACCTCGTCGATGGCATCACCATAAGGGGCCAGGGCTTCGTCGATGGGGTCGGGCGGGTTATTGTGTCCGATGGTTGTCATGCTTTCCTCCGTTGGGGGTAAGACCGGGCCGAAGCCCGATCAATATGGTATCTCGTCGTCGATCCCGTCCGGCGCGACATAGGCGCGGGCATCTGGATCGAAGTCGAGGTTGAGTTCGTTGGCACGATCAGCGACCAGCTTTGCGACATCCCGGCCTGCTTTCTTCGCACGACCGAGCACCGAGTTGATCTGATCGGCAGTCATCATCTTGGGCAAGTTGGCGCGGAACCATGCGGCTTCGTCGGGCTGGTCCTGCTGGCGATCCTGCTGACGATCCTGCTTCGGAGCAGCCTTCGCAGCGGCATTGCCATCATCATCCTCCGGGGCGATCCCGGCCATGGTCATCAGCCCATAGCGGCGGGCATAGGTGACGGCAGAGCCGTAGCCCTGCATGTCGTTCTTGGCCACGATCAGCGGAACCCGGCAGGAAAGGCTCTGTCCGCTTTCCCCATGAAGCAACATGGTCTCGACATAACGGCCATGCTCGTCCTCTCCGGTGGGCTGGATCAAGGCAATGCCATTGGAGTTCAGCGCAGGCAGGCAGGCATCCATCACATTGCCGAGGTCGGCGTATTTCGACCGGAAGTGCGGATTATTCGCCTGCTTGAGCGCCTTGCCCATTTCCATCTGGGCGGCGGCAAGTGCGGAAGCGATGCTTTTGATGTCGGTCATATCAGAACCCCAGTCCATAGCCGATGAGCAGGAAAGCGTAGCCAGCCCCGAAAAGGGCCAGCACGCCGATGAAGTCGGTGATCAAGTCGCGGAGCCTCATTCTTTCGGTCCCTCGATGGCAGTCACCTGCGAAACAAAGTCAGCGACATTGCGCTGGGCAGCTTCCGCCACGATGTTCTGCACCAGGGAAAGAACCTGCTGGACCTGATCCGGGTGGAGCACAGTCTCGACGGTGGCTTTCTCGCTGGACAGCTTCACTGTGCAGATCAGCGGGTTTTCATCACTGGGTCGATCCCACGAGCGCGTCGGCGCAATCTTGAGTTCAGTTAGTCGCATTCTTGTATCCTCTTTCTGTTATGCTTCCCAACTATCTGGGCAAGCGGCTTCGATTGCAAGTTCACACAGCCAGGCGACGGCATCTTTCCCGATCTTTTTTTCCAGATCGCTGGCAATGTAGGTGGTCCCGTTGATCACGATGTCATGCACTTCCTCGTCCACGATCTCGTCCCATACGGGGGAGCCTGGAACGCCGTAGTCGTTGCGCTCCAGGTTGGCCCGGAGCACGAACTCGAACTCCAGGAAAACAGTTTGCCCGACCATCACGCGACCCCCAGCGAGGCTTCGAGGCCAGTGCGATCCGTGAAAATACGGCGCAAGTCCTCGACGTGAACCTGGTCGATTTCCTCGATAAGCTGGCTGGACAGCTTGGCGCGGTTGAACTTGTAGAACCGCAGGACGTAGAGGTCATGCGCCTCGTTGAGTTCGACCTCGACGATGGTGGCCTTGTTCTGGGCGAACCGGGCGGGCAGGCTGAACTGCAACGCCTTCGGTTTCCCCAGGAAGTTCTTGGCACCAGTCATCGCAGCGAAGCGATTGCCACCGAGTTGAGCGAGAATTGTCTGAGCGATTTCCATCTGGGCACCTCTTTCTTGCCGATTTCTTCTGACATTCTTGCTAACGTATCTCGCCAGATCCGGTAAAGCACTTTTTTCCAGATTGCCCTGTCTTTTTTCGGGTGGTATCCTGACCCCATGAAAGTCGAACTCCCCTGGCCAGATCGAACCCTATCCCCGAACGCACGGGTGCATCACATGGTTTTGGCCAAGGTGAAAAAGGCCTATTCGGCGGAATGCTTCTGGCTGACCCGATCGACGATCCGGCACGACCCTGGAACCCGTAGGCACCTGCGGATCACTTTCTGCCCACCAGATCGACGGGCGCGAGACCTCGACAACATGCTGGCTTCGATCAAGTACGGCCTGGACGGCTTCTCGCGGGCGGTCGGGATCGACGACAGCGAATGGTCCCTGAGTATCGCCAGAGGCCAGCCAGGGAAGCCAGGGAAAGTCATTGTGGAGTTGACCCATGAACCTGTCAGGACGCGGCCCCCTGGGGCTGAAACAGCCGAAGCCGGAACGGGGCACCAAAGCTGCACGTGCCCACATTGCGGCGGTGAAGTCCCTGCCCTGCGTGATCTGCCGCAGACCTGGACCGAGTGACGCCCACCATATCATCTGCGACCGATACGGCCACCACAAGGTCAGCGACTTCGATGTCATCCCCCTCTGCAAAGCCCATCACCAGGACGGGCCAGAGGCGATCCACAACGGCAAAGCCTCATGGGTCGAAAAGCACGGCCCAGATCACGGCTATTTGCCGTTGGTCGATCAGTGGCTCCGTGCTATGAAGTGATTGCCCAGCGGGTGGTGGCATATAACGCCCGCCGCGCGGCGGGGGCTTTTCCTCCCCCTGTTGGACCTCGCCGCGCACTATATCCCGCACGCAGCATCCAGTTGGCTGATCAAGCTGGCCCCGGCCATTCGGCTTTCCGGCCCGCCATCCTCGATCAAGGCCACGTTGAGCCGATCCCTCGACCGGATCGTGCCATCACAGATCGCGGCGGTCTGCACGCTCACGCAGCCACCGATCAGCAGCAGCGGGATCATCCCCCAGAAAAATCTCTGCATCGTCGATCTCCTTGCGGGTTCCCCTGTATACCTCCAGATCGTCCACAAGCCCGTCCTGGGCTTCGTCTCTGCGTCCCTTGAGGTATGCGCCCAGAAAGGCCAGGATCAGCACCACAGCCCCAGCCAGAGCGGCCCTGACACGGCCAGGGATCGACAGCAGCCAGGTCATTTGCGCTTCCGGTTCGCTTTGAATGCCGCTCGGCGCTTCTTGTCCGCATCGCTCTCACCCTTGCGCGGCGGTGATCCCTTCTCCCCTTGCTGGCCGAAGCGAATGGTCTTGACCTGATCACCCTCTTTCGCCACGACCACATGCGACTTCGTGGGGTGCCCTGGGGTCCGCCTGGGCTTGTTGACCCCCTCGACCCCGGCACGCTTCACCGCAGCCTGCACCTTGCTCTGCATGGGTTTCTTGGCCATCATCGAGCACCCCCGGCAAAGTCCTTGATCCGGTTGCGGAAGAACCACAGCCCGAACGCCACCAGGACGAACCCACCGACAAGCGCCACGATCTGCGCCTGCCCATCCAGAGCGGCAACAGCGGTCCCGATCCCGGAAGCTCCCGCGACGATCTGCGTGGCCGATACCTTGGCGGTCTTGGTCTCCGTTGCTTTTGCCCGCGGCGCTTTCGCCCGACGAACCGCCAGAAGCTGATCGACCGAATAGCCGGAAATGTTCACCTGATCCCGCTGGTTCCCACCGAGCACCCTGATCTTGTCCCCGGTCTTTCCTGCGTAGAAGCCGACATGTCCCTGCCAGCCATCCCTGGACCCACGCCAGAACACCACCACGTCGCCGACCTGGGCATTGTCGATCGAGCCGACATCATCCCCCCAGGACACATAGCTGCGGGCGGCAAGCGATCCGGTGCCTTGGATCCCGCATTTCGCAAGGACCGACCCCACGAATGCAGCGCACCACGGCGTGCTGTCTGTCTGGATTTCCGGATGCCCAGCATCAGCGAAGTATTGCACGATCTTGGGGTTGTTCTCCCCGCCTTGCCATTCCCATGTGCCTTCATCAGCCTTGGCGGTCTCGAAAATCAGTTCGTTGAGGCTCATGTCAGCCACCCCTCGACTTGTTGAACGCATAGGCCACGCCAGCGGTAATGACGATCCAGAAAAGACGCTCGCTAAAGCGAAGCATCTGTCCATTGTTTCCAGCCTTGCCCTCGACCACCTGCAAGCGTCGACCCTGCTGGGCATGTTCCTGATCCAGCTTGTCCATGCGCTTGAAAAGCGTGATCATCCGTTCCTCCATCCGCGCAAGTGCGACGATGGCCTGGCCGACTTCGTCCAGTTTTTTTTCGATACGTTCCAGGCGGGCGCCGTCAGCCATGTTCGTTACCTCAAGACTTCTTTTTCGGTTTATACCCGGCAGCGCGGATCGCGCGGCCCTGTTTCTCTGCTTCGGCTTTGGTGGGGTAGACCTTTCCGGTCTTACCCCACCTGTAGCCCTCTTTGACCTTACGCACGGGCATCAATAGACCTCGACAATGCCGCCAATAGTCCGGCCAAGTTTGGTTCCAGCCGCATAATCCAGCGTGCCAGCAGTAGTGATGCCCCACTCTCCGGTCGAACTCGACGCGCCGTCGATGTAATCGTCGGTGATCCGTTTTGTCTGGACGATATAGCCGTCGCTGCCGTTCAGGATTTCGCGGTGCGTCCATCCCTCTGGACGCTCCCCAGCACCGCACAAAGCCACGGTCGTTGCCCCGGTGAACTTGATAAAGCGCCCTTTCGGGATCGTCGCCCCGGTGCTGTTCGTCACGCGGCGCTTTGGCGCGGCGTCGGGCACCCACTCAAGTTGCACGTCCACAATGCTGACCGGGTAGCTGGTTATCGAAGCATTGATCTGGGAAATGATCGTCGCATTTGCCACGGCCCGAAGGTCGGTGTTAAAGGTGTGCGTCTCGCCACCAATTGTCAGGGTCTTGGACGTGCCAGAGCAATCTCCCAAACGCTCGCCAAGGCTATAGCCGGTCCCATCTGCCGGGTTCCCTGCGATCCACTTCTCGCCGCGCCCCAGATCGTCCACATTCCCGAATATCAACGCTGCCGCGTCCCCGCTTGGCGTCTGGCCAGCCGTGGTTTTCAGGACGTTCTCGCCGACGGGATCGAGGCGCAGCCACGGCCCGTCATGCCGTCCTCCGATGCGCCAAGCGTTGCGCTCACGCGCAAGGTCCGACGTGACCTCCAATCCGCTCGATGTTTCCACCTGGATATAGCCTGGGAAGTGGCAGTCGATCAGCGTCAGGGTGCAGATCGCGGAAGGCTCCAGTGTGGACAGCTCAATCGGCTTCTGGTCGGGCGATCCGCAGCCGCGCATGATGACGTGCGCAGGTTTGAAGCTCGATTTCAACGCCGGGGAGGAAAGCGTCGGGCCGCTGTTGTGGAACCCGAAGGCGGGCTCGGTAGCGCTGGCGTCAACGTGTTCGCCCACCACGTCCTCGAACTCGATCACCTGACCGGACGACATGCCGTTGCCGAACAGCCAGCCGTTATGACCGGTGCCGCCTTGCAGGCGCAGGCGCTTGTAGCTTTGCCGCAGGCGCACGTTCTGGTCCTTGTCGCCAGAGGCGTTGCGGTTGAAGTCATCGCTGTGGATGCAGTACTCGCTGGCCGTTTCGGAAATCAGGGTGCAGTCGAAAAACTTGCCCGTTGCGCGCTGCTCGATCAACGGTTCAGGGTCGGTGTTCTCGCGCCGAATGAAAGTCCGATCCATGCCGTTGCCGCGCACGTCCACCCAATCCGGCAGATAGAGGCCGGTAGCCTCGAAGTCGCCGTCGTCCACAATGTCAATCAAAACGCGGTTGTGGTAATGGGCGAACTCGCAGATGGGCGAGCCTTTGATAAGCGTCGATCCTGACAGTGGCGAATAAGTGGCTTCCACAGCATCGCGCAGCGTCGTGTAAGTTTCGCCTGCGCCGCAGCGAATGACTTGATGCCAATAATCTCGGTCGAGGTGATCGGCAATCATCTCGTCCGACAGGCACCGTGAAGCATGGATGCCGCCCGTGGCCATCGTCGCTGATTGGCTGTTCAGGAATAAGTCAGACACTGCCGACCAATCAATATCTACAACGCCGTAGATCAGCGTCGGCGTGCCCAGCAGGTAGTCAGACACCTTGACCTTACCCGGCAGTCGGGCAGTGAAGGTCGCGTAATCCTCGGTCAGTGCGACCTGGTATCGCGCGGAGCAAGCAAGCGTTCCGGTCGTCACGTCAGTGATCTGTATTTGAAACCGGGTGAGCGGCCCACTCAGATTTCTGACCTCGAAAAATGACACCGCGTATTCGTGCGTCGGGTCGCAGCCATAGAGCCAGATGGACCGGATCATCTGGCGCAAGAAGACGTCGCCAATCATGTCGTCAGAGAACGGAATTTTAGCCCCGACATTGATCGCTGCTGCGGTGGTGATGCGTTCGTCA